TTAACCCTGCTGCAACACCAATAGCCACACCGCTAGCTGCCTCTTTAAATTGCAGCATGTTGCCTGTAGCTTCTTGTACGTTTCGGGTAATAGTTTGGTATGCGACGCCTGTAACGGCTCCGAATTGTTTTTGACCTTCGATGAGGTTTCGAGTCTCGAATGAGCTCTTTAAAAATTGGAATGCAGCTGAAACGGCAAATACTTGAGCAGCAATTGTTGCATAGACAGCAACTATACCACCTTGCATGGTTTGTGCTTGCTTACTAAAGTTTTTAGTTGCGTTTGATGATTGCTGAGTTACACCCTTTATTCGTCTATCAGTACTTTGAGAAGCATTTCCAAGCCCGCCCATTTCTTTAGCGAGTTTTTGTGCTTCTTTTCCTGTGACTTTAAAACTACCACCATCTGTAGTGGTAATTACAATCTCAGCGGCGTGTATCTTTTTGCCTTTTGCCATTTTATGTTTACTTCATTCCTCGCCTTTGTTGGGCGTCTTGCTTTCTTTTAAGCGACTCGTTGATATTTATCGTACTAGCCGACTCTATAAATTTTAAGAAAAAGCAAACAGTTCTTCTATCCGCAACGGGGATCTGATTTATATTTAACAGAGGTTCTAACGCGGACCAATCCTTCCCCATGTATTGACCACTGGCTCCGTCCCACTTATCAGGTAACATTAAATGGATAAGAAACGCTTCCTGTACTTCTAGAGGAAAATCATCTAGCTCAGGAGGCATTTCGTCAATGTTAGGGTCTTGACCTAACTGATCCATCATTTGAAGATATTGATCAGTAGTTATACTGTCTTGATAATACCTATCAATTAAAGCAAGTATCCATTCTACTTGCTGTTGGTAAAATTTTCAAGATCACCCACCATTTCTGTAACCCAAGTATCAAAATCAGGAGAATTCTTCATTAAAACTTCTACATTTTCTTGTGTAAAGTCTAATTCGGATTCTTCTTGTTCAGGAGTTAATTCACCTAGTAATAGCATATTTTTTGCAAATCCTAGTTTAAATCCTGTCCAACCTTTAATAACTGCTTTAGTGTATTCTTCTAAAAACTTATCATCGTCCATCTGTTCTTCATAACTTCTAGTCTTCTTATTGAAAACTTGTTTTGTACAACGATTTCTGAGTTTCATTAGTTCTTCCCTTGCTAAGTAGCAAAGTGATACACTAAAATCATCACACCCTGGGTATTCAAACTCTACAGTTTTACTGGGAGTCATAAGACTCTTAAGCGATACTGGTTGAGCAGGTGTCTTTTTTACTGTTGTTTCGTTCATTCTGTTCTATTCCTATAAAAGGAAGGCCGGGGGTTGCCCCCCAACCTTATATTGTTAATTTAAGTTACCTACGACTGGTATGTAACTACTACTTCTGATTCGCCCGATGCTATCGCGCTGTCAGAAATGTCTTTAGGTAATCCGTGGAAATTTACATCTAAACTAATCACATCTTCAATAGAGTGCGTTGGCAACTCTAAATGTGCTTTTGGAATAGATACATCTATACGAGGTGTTTGCCCCGCTCCACCGATTGAAAAGTCTAAATCGAAAGCATTAGTAATTGTACTTGTGCCTTCTAATAGATCTTCAAATAATTCCGCAGATCCTTGATCTACAGTATTAAGATAACAAGTAAAGTTTCCACTTACTGATCTTGTACCCATAACATGTCCTAGAGGTTGGTTAACAACTCCTAGAGTTTCTGGTGTTAAATAACTAAGATTATTTTCAATAGTTATATTTCCACCTGTTAGGGTTAGTAAATAAGTTGAGTCGGAACCTATAGATTCTCCGACTGATTCAGAAACATCATATGTTGCTGTCATACTTGTTAATTTTTGTCTAACAAAGTTAGAAGTACTAGTTACTCCTTCGTTAATAAGACCCATCTTTGTTTCACCGTCTGTTGTAGTATCGAGAGCTGCTTGTTCTGATATAATTGCTCCTTGACCTGACCAAGCAACTTGTGCTAGTCCGTCAATGTCAAAGTCTATCGAAGCAGACCCTACTGAACAATCTGCAATTTTGTAAATTGTTACATTACCATCAGCAGCAGTATCATACTGTGCTACTGTTGCGTCATTCGATGCTCCAAGCACAAAGAATAAATCAAATACTCCAAGTGCTACCATGTTTGAATTTTCAAAATTAAACACGTTTGGTTCCCAAGATGAAGCTGTTGGTGCTCCCGTTCCACCTGTTGCTAGGTTATACGTGGTTGCACTCATAGCGCCCCATAAAGGTCCTTCTACTGCAAACTTTTTGCTAGTACCTGCGTGTCCATTAGACACATAAGCATTTGCGTTTGCACTTGTAGTCGGTCTCATATAAGTACTGAAACTCCATTCAGCAGGAGCAAAAGAGTCATTGAACATAGCTCGTCCTCTCTTACTTCTGAGGTTTGACCCATCTGCAGCCTCGTTCAGAGTAATCTCTGAAGTATTGGTTGCCTGGCTGAATGAAAATCCATCTAGTACGGGTATTTCATAAAGTGCATCGTCTGTGCCTACTGCACTCGCGTGAAACTTCATAAATACTTTGGTATCTCTACTAAAATGAAATGCCATTATTTTCTCCTATCGTTCTCTGAAAAGAGCCTTGCTATATGTTTATAAAGCTTAGCCATTTTCTAGTATCGGATCTCTACGACGACTTCTCCTACGCCGAGAGGCTCCAAAACGCCTTCGTCCGTGTCGACTGTCAGAATTGTTGTCTGAATTGTCGTATGGGACGCTCCTGTTGAATCCGTATATGTGATTGGATCATAATCCTCCATTACAGTTTCAACATCTTCTAGTAACTCTTCTAGTGCTAAAATGACGTCATCATTGTCGTTCACATAACATCTAATAGTTACTCGTAAAAATCTAAAGCGGAATCCTCCGCCATCATATTCTCTAGTCTCTCCACCCGCTCCTACTTGGATAGATGGAAATTCCGTTGTTTCGTCCCAAAACCTAAGTCTGGGACTGACATCTGCAACAGCTGTTCTCATTGGAGGACTGCCGTTTAATGTCTGTTCTAACTTCTCTGCGATTGCTCCTACTATGGCTCGTCTACGCGTTGAATATTTTCTTGCTGTAGTTGCGTCCATTATACTCTCCTAATCGTATGAGGTTGTCTCCCTAAAATTGTTGTTGCTAGTTCTCTTATGCTCTCCCCTATTATCTTTCTAGGGTCTCTTTGAGTGCTACCTTGTTTAAAACCGGGCTCAAAAGTTTGGTATGGCTCTTTCAGATAAGTATAGTCAACTCCAATACCTCCTTTAGGGCCTTGATGAATCATATCAACTCTAGCTGAGTTAGCGAATCTACCTGTTCTAAATACAAGCGCAGGTTCACTCATTTTTGATGCCACCATTTGAGGTAATGCCTCATTTAATATATTTCTTAAAGCTATTGGACTTGGACCTGTTTTACCTTGTCCTGCAACTGCTCTTCCCTTAAACTTTTTAGCTTTTACCTGTGAAGCTGCTACTGCTTTTATCTTCTTTTGTAGCTTTCCTACACTAAAACTTGCTACTCCTGACTTGCTTTTGGGAACCTTCTTTGATAACTGTTTATTAACTTTAAGTCTAAAGTCAACGCCACCTTTTTTTCCACCTTTCTTGCTTTTTACCCCTTTACTTATCTCGTCAAATAATCTATTCATTTGAATTTGAGACATCATATCTGCTCTACTTGGTGAACCTGACATTAACGCCCACGCTTTAAGCAGCGGACTCATGTTCTTAGCTATTGCTTTCTCAACTTCCCATGCAAGTTTTCTTGATACCTCTCTATAATCAAATCCGTCCATTGTTCTTTGTTGCATAGTTCCGCCTGGGGCAACAGGAGCTCTACTAATAATTTCCAGTTGAATAACTAAATCTTCATTCCACTTCAACGTTGTCGGGTCTGCAAACTTAGATAAACTAAAGTGCTTTTCTAAAACGTCTCTATAAATCTCTAATGTCTCTTCAAAAACAGCTCTATCTAATTTTAAACCTATAGTATCTGGATTTTTATAATCTTCCTCAAGTCTTTTACTTTCCTTCAGAAACTTATCGATTTGATCCATAACACCAGTTGTTGTTTGGTGCCCTTTTACTCTTTCATCGGGCTTTGT